TTATATTGTAGTCGAGAATCGTTATGATTTTAAGGCTACTGATTATATTAGATATTATATTGTAAAGTCTGCGGTCGAACATGTCGAAATGCAAACGCCAGAGGAATATCTGGTTGAAGAGCTCGCTATCGAGCCTTCTGTGACTGAGGTAGTACAACCTTTGATTAAAGTTAGTGGTCCAGTCCACCTAGACAATGATCCAGGCACAGAAATACATCTCGCTCTAGATGAATATAATCTGGAGAGGAATAACGTTCTTGCTATTCCAGACGAAAAAATGACCAGAGACGTCTTAACGGACAGAATAACTAACGTTACTAAAAGTGACCGTGATATTCTCTTTCTAAATGGTCAAGATGTTATTAAGGATGGAGGTGAGGTAACCGATCTAGGATCAAGAAAGATCGCCCTCATTGAAATAAATGGCACAATCTATGCTAGGTCATTCCAGCAAAAGAGCGCAAGTGTGTTCAATTGGGGAACTCATAATACCCTCAATATACAACAGACAGAACACAATGTACTACTTGCCTCTACTATTGTCACTTCATTAGTAACAAAGTGCCTGTCTGCAAAAGTGATCGATCAATCATTCATGGTCGACTTAGTACGCAGCATCTTACAGCGTACTAACTGCGGCGATGTTGATGTAGCAATGGTGATAGCTACACACATCTGCAAGACATTACTCCGAGCCCACCTCAACATTGAGGTTCTTGCTTCGTCGAAAATGGCGTCAATCACTAATGATGCCATTTCGGGCCATATCGAATCTCAACGAAGAGGCCTACTCAACAAATTCTTACAGCCAGTGCGTAACGCTTTGCACAATTTGTTGGGCACGAAGCAAACCCTTGAGAGCACTGAGCTCCTGGGTATTGTGAATTCCGAAAGGAATTGACGGGGTTGTCCTGTTGCTCCTCTCTCCACAGATGTTATACTACCGGGCATCTGTTACCTACCTAATATGGAGAAGGAGTTGCAGGGGGATATCGGTATTAGACATACCTGGAAAAGTCAGTATTATGACTTTAGTACACCAATTTCTCAGATTGAGTGTACTTGTTTCAATACTCCAGGAGCTAAACTAATACTACCTCTACTTGAAGAGGATCGACTACCAAACGTAATGGTTTGGAACAATTGCGCGCGGACCTTATTCGCTTGTGTTAAACGACAATGTATGGAAGTACCACTCCCTGAGCCAAAAGCTATCGGGGAATTCATAACATACGCTCGTGAAATCATAAACGAAGAACTGGGGCCGCATCTCTCTGATTTTGATTATTCTTATTCACAATGGTACAACCATTTGAGCTACAAGAACCAAATCAAAATGGATTTTGAATATGATCATGAACAAGCAGCAAAAGCTTCAACCTATGGGTTCTTCTGCAAAAGGGAAGTTCAACTAACCGAGTCTCAACTTTGGTCAATTGAATTACAAGATGTAGAACTACCCAAAAGTAGAGCAATAGCTGGACCAAGCGACCAGGATAAATATATCATGGGACCAGTGACTTGGGCTTTAGAATCTGTATTTACTGAAAATCTATTTGGATATTGTGGCAATAAAAATTGGGAAGAGCTTGAAGCCCAATTATGTGAATATGCTAAAGAAGGGTATTTATTTACCATTCAGGGAGATGGTAGCGGTTGGGACAGGACACAATCACATGAATTAAAAGAGATAGATCGAATTATATACGAACTCATTAAACAAACAATACATCATGTAGATCCTGAAGATTTCATAATGAAATCAACCACCGAATACCGAAAACTTCAAGGCAACATTTTTTCAAATGGCCTCATGAAGTTGATAACCGCATATGTTTCAGCTACTACGTTTTCTGGTTCAACAGATACGACATTAATGAACACTACGAGACTGGCTTTGGTAATTAGGTACATCATGCACAAAGCTGGTATTGATGATTACAAATTATTCGTCAAAGGCGATGATTTTCTCATTTTAACCAAAAGTGATTATCGCAGTATCGTTGAACCATTTTTCTGGGAATTATTTTCTAGGAAGGGAGCGAATCTCAACAAGCCTTATGGTCTAGGATTGATATTAAAATTTTTAACCTTTGGAGATTTAGAAGATATAGACTTCTGCTCTACCAATGTCATTTACAATCCTACAACAGGACGAGTTAAAATCGTCCGCCAGTTGCCTCGTATAAAGCAACTAACACCTTGGTCAAGGAAAGCACTCGCTTATTCTAACCAAGAACTTAAACATTACATACGAGAGCAGGGTATTGCCATGAAATCTTGGGCGCATGATATGCCATTTTATGGACAATATGCAGATTACCTTATTTGGTATGCTGGTGATGATGTTAAAGACATCAACATAACCGGCAAGGCTAGACGTACAAAGCCTTGGGACGGTCACAAACTGAGAACCATGAGGGATATAACCCATACAAAATACGGGCGAGACCATGATTATGGGGTTCTACTGCGTACAAGTAAGAACACTATAGATCAAGAAAGTGTCTACCGGTTCATATGGGAAAAATATAAAATGTCTAAAAACGATATCGAATCTTACTTTGAACGCCTACGCGCGATAGGTAGATTCGGATCACCATTAAGTATTGTATAAATACTTGTATTTTCTTTTATTCAAGAGGCTT